CAAGCTTTAGTAGATACAGCAAGAACAGAATTAAATAAATTAAAGTATAAAACTGACAGAATAGGTGGTACTGGCCTTGAAAAAACAGGGACTTATTATGCTGAGATAGGCGACCAATTAGATATGTTGTACAAAGATATTGTCGCTGATAAACTAGATACAACTGGAACGTGGGCTACCCACATAAAAGCCGTTAAAGACGCAAATCCAAAACCATGAGTACATTACAAGTCGGTACAATTAAAAGTGTTTCTTCAGCAGCACCAGTATTTCAAAATACCTCTGGCACTGAAATAGGTACACTTTGTAGAGCATGGGTAAATTTTAATGGACAATCAACCCCATCTATAAGAGACAGTTTTAATGTTTCTTCAATAACTGATAATAATACAGGAACTTATACTGCAAACTTTTCTACCGCTTTTTCCGACAATGATTTTGCGGCCGTTATTTCTGGTGGACATGAATCTAATTCATCAACCCCTAGAGGATTTGAAACTATCTATAATTATCAAACTGGTTCTGTAAAGTTTGATTTTAGAGACGAAAGCAATAATGAATCTGACCCAGAAGTAGCTTGTTTAATTGTAATGAGGTAATTATGTCAACACTTAAAGTCAACACAATTCAAAACACAAGCGGTGGTTCTAGTTCAACCCCAGAACAGATTGAACAGGGAAGAGCAAAAGCATGGGTTCTTTTTAATGGAACAAATGGAGCTATTCTATCAAGTTTTAATGTTTCAAGTATAACTAGGCATTCGCTTGGACAATATACAGTAAACTTTACTAACTCATTCTCTAATACAAATTACTGTGCAATACCTGCAGTTATATTTAGTAGTGTTGGTAATGACCAGTCTGGTATTATGGGTAATGGTTCTGTGGGTGGTCGTCAAACTGGTAGTTGTAGATTCTATGTTGTTCAAGGTACAGCACAATTTGACGCTACTGTTGGAGTATCATTTATTGGTTAATATATAATAAAAAGAAAAAACTTATGGCTAATTCAGACAAAAGATTTATTTATGCTAATGATGACGGTGGTATTTCTATTGTCATTCCAGCAGATAATACAGATTTAACCTTAGATCAAATAAAAGATAAAGATTGCCCTAGTGGTAAGACAGTTTATACTGTAGATAAATCTGTAATTCCTACAGACAGGAGTTTCAGAAATGCTTGGACTTATACGGAGTAAAACATGGGATTTGGTATTGATATGGCGAAAGCCAAAGAAATTCACAAAACAAACATAAGAAACGCAAGAACACCAAAACTTGCAGAACTTGATATTGAATTTCAAAAAGCACAAGAGACTGGTGCATCAACAACAGACATTGTTGCTAAAAAACAGGCATTACGAGATGCACCTGCTGATTCTTCTATCGAATCAGCAGCAGATACAGATGCGCTTAAATCTCAATGGAAAACTGATATACTCGGGACTTCACCTTACAGCTAATGGCTATCATACCGGCAGTAAAAGATTTTGAAGTTGTTAGAAGAAATGATTTTCCTTTAACACTTACGATAAAAGACGGAAATGGTGCTGCTGTAAATTTAACAGGATATTCAGCAGATGCAGAAGTTTGGAGTATAGATTCTAGTGGAAAAAGAGAAACTAAGTTTGCAGATTGGTCTGTTGTTTTTACTAGCAGAAGTACTGGTATTGTTGATATAAAATTAACAGATACACAAACAGCAACCTTTACACCTCATGAACTTAAATATGATTTTCAATTAATTGAGCCTAGTGGTGATAAATATTCATATTTAACAGGTACACTATATATAAAAGAAGGATTTAGTTCATGAGTAGTCCTAACCAAGTAGTTGTTTCTCAAGTTTCTGATGTAACTACTGTTGAAATTACAACAGCGGGACCTCAAGGACCTGCTGCATCAGGCTTTACTTTTGATGGAAGTAACAAAGTTAATGATGCTATTGTTTACTACGACTCAACATCTGATACATTTAAAGCAGATTCAACTACTACAAAACTTACACTTGTTGATGGAGGAAATTTTTAAATGGCAAACACAGTAAGAATTAAAAGATCAACTGGTTCATCAGCACCAACAAGTCTTGCAAATGCAGAATTAGCTCATGCTGAAGGCTCAGATATAATTTTCATTGGTAAAGGCACAGGTGGAGCAGGTGGTTCAGCTACAACAATTGAAAAGATAGGTGGTAAAGGGGCATTTTTTGATAAAGATACAGTTCAAAATGCAAATAAAGTTTTAGGTGGACCAACTACTGGAAGCGATGCAGCACCGACTTTCCGTGCTTTAGTTTCAGATGATATTCCTTCTTTAGCTCATACCAAGATTTCTGATTTTGATACAGGTGTAAGAACTAATAAGTTAAATGAAATGGCTGCACCTACAGCATCAGTTTCATTAAATAGCCAAACAATTACAAACTTGGCTGACCCTGTAAATAGTTCTGATGCTGCTACAAAAAGTTTTGTAGAGGCCACTTCTCAAGGACTTGATGTAAAGGATAGCTGTGTCGCAGCGACAACCGCAAATATCACGATTTCAACTGCATTAAATAACGGTGACACATTAGATGGTGTCAGTTTGTCTACAAATGATCGAGTACTTGTAAAAGATCAAAGTACAGCCTCAGAAAATGGTATTTATATTGTGGGGTCAAGTCCTGCAAGGTCAAGTGATTTAGCAGCAGGTTCTGATGCTGCCGGTTTCTTTACATTTGTAGAGCAAGGTACAGTTAATGCTGACAACGGTTTTGTCTGTACTTCAAATAAAGGTTCAGCAGTCGTAGGAACTAATAACTTAACAATTGCCCAGTTCTCTGGGGCAGGTCAAATAACAGCAGGTGACGGATTAGACAAATCAGGAAATACTATATCTTTAGATTTAAAATCAAACGGTGGTTTAGTTATTGAATCTACAGAACTAGCATTAAAACTTGATGCTAGTTCTATTACTGGTACTTTAGCTGTTTCTGATGGAGGGACAGGAGCGACCTCTGCTAGTGCTGCAAGAACAGCTTTAGGTCTTGTTATAGGTACAGATGTTGAACCTCATAGCGACAAGTTGACCGAACTTGCAACTATGAATCAAACAACAGCAAATGCTTTAGCTGATTTACTTGAGGCTGAGGTACAAATTCTCGACGGTGCAACTGTAACGACTGCAGAACTAAATATTATTGATGGTGATACCTCTGCAACCTCAACAACACTTGCTGCTGCAGATAGGTTTGTGGGAAACGATGCAGGGACTATGAAGCAAATAGCATTATCAGATTTGGTTACTTTTCTTGAAAATGAAAGTGTTTCTAGTTTTAACATAGATGGCGGTTCATATTAGAGCTAGGAGGTAAAAGCTCATGGCTAATCAAATAAGATTTAAAAGGGCAAGCGGAAGCGACCCAAGTGCAAGTGACCTAGCTTTAGGTGAGCCTGCTGTCAGAACAGATACTGCCGAATTATTTTTTAAAAAAGATGATGGTTCGGTAGCAAAAGTATCAGGTGGTGGAATAGATGATGGAGACAAAGGTGATATAACTGTCAGCAATAGCGGTGCAACTTTTACTATTGATAATGATGTAGTAACTTTTGCAAAAATGCAGAATATAAGCACATCAAGATTATTAGGTAGAACATCTAGCAGTACAGGAAATATAGAGGAATTAACTGCCTCAACAATTCGAACTTTATTAAATGTTGAGGATGGTGCTACAGCCGATCAATCTGCAAGTGAAATAAAAAGTGCTTATGAATCTAATAGCGATACAAATGCTTTTACTGATGCCCTTCTTTCAAAATTAAATGGAATTGCTAGTTCTG